AGATGCGGTCTCCTACCAGCTCCGCCAGCGCCGCACTGGCGCGCAGCTCGGTCATCACCGCGTCCACGATGTCTCGCTGTGTCGGCCCAGCCAAACGCGCCATCACGCCACCTCGTGCAGCACCAGTACATCCATGCCGTCTGTGCCGCGCCGCCGCTCAGCCAGCTTGTACTGCCGGTCATCGCCAGTGATCACCACGGCGCACTCGCGCGGCAACGGCGACGGGACATCATCGGTGCGAATCTGCAGCCGGTACTCCATCACCGACATCGCGTTGCCGTCCTGATCCATCATCTGAGCCCAGCGGCCCAGCGGGATCACGTGCTCGACTGCGATGCCGTTGATCAGCGCAGAAACGCCAAACGTCCGCGTCGTGATGCGGTTGGCGCTTCTGCTGGCCTGCTCCCAAATTCGCGACATTCTGCCCTCAAACGACAACGCCGCCCGGCAGCGCTGGGCCACCGGGCGGCGCGCCGCCTCTCACCACAAGAGACTTAGTCGGCCGCGAAGATCAGGTACTGCCAGATGGCAGTCTTGCCGCCGCCGGGCGCAGTGCCCGTGACCGTCAGGGTGCCGCCAGCCACCGCGCCAACGGCATCGATGCACGCGCCCTGGTCCTGCTGACCACGGGTCAGGTGGACCAGCTTGCCATCGTAGGCAGCCCCGACGCTGGCGGTCTTGCTGGTGTCTGCCGCACCAAACGTGACCGAACCCTGCACCACGCCGCCAGCCGCACGCTTCCACACGGCCGCACCGGCTGTGGCGTCCAGACAGACGTAGGCGATGTCAGTGGCCGTGTCGTACCACTTGCTCCCCACGCTGTAGCCGGCGTCCTCATCGCTGGTCACCAGCGGCGCGGTCGTCGTGATCGTCTGCTTGGCCGGCTGAGGAGCGCCCTCGCTGAGCCGCACCCATACCTCGGTGTCCGAGCTACCAGCATCTTCAATGCAAACGCCAAAGTAGTCGTTGGCGCTGCTCGACTCAGCACGCTGATCGGACCCGGTGTCGACATACACCGGGTCGCCAACATACAGCGCAAAACCGGTCTGCTTGGGCAGCTTGACTCCACCGGACACAGCTGCCGAAACCAATTGGCCGGCCGTCGCAGAGTCCAGTAACACAATCGGGAGCCGACCCAGAATGGCCAGCTGACCAGCCTCGACAGTCCCGCCAGCAGTCAATGTCACCTTGCGGTTGTTCCGCCACTCATACGCACGCGCGGCCATGGCGCCTCCTTGCTCAGTCAGATGAAGTCAGTGTCAGTCAGAAGCGTAACGGCTTAGCTGCCGTAGAGGTTGCCGGCAATACCGTGATAATCCACTGCCTTGCACCCGAAGTGGTCCACGACCTTCATCTTGATGCCGCCGCTGTCAAAGTCGGTCTCCTGCTCCATCATCGGGCCGGGCTGGCCCTGCAGGGTGCCGTGCACAAACGGGGTGTTCTCGGCAGCCAACACGTAGAACGGCTTGTTGCCAGAGATACCCAACTGCGGCAGCGCCAGAACCTCCAGCGACATCAGCAGCTGCGTCTTGGCGTTGGCCGCGCTGGTTGGGACGTAGTACGGCTGGCTGATCTGCTGCCAAATCTGCGCGTAGTGCGCGGGCAGGATGATGTGCGTGGCCACCTGCTGCAGGAACTGCGTGGTCGAGCCAGGCAGGTTCTGCTGCATGAGCAGCTGGATCAGCTCGTTGACCGTGCCGACAGCCAGCGCGCCAGCAGTGCCGGCGTTCTTGCGGCCGGTGCTGATCATCACCGCGCCCCGCACGTTCTGGCCGGCGCCGCTGTTGGCGGTGAGCATGGCCCAGAACAGAGCGGCGCGCTTGGCGTAGACGGCGGTGGGCGCCGTCTGGATGACCTGCTGGATGCCCGACAGGTCGTCGTTGATCATCGCCTGGAACGACAGCTTGACGCCCTTGCCGTAGCTGGCCAGACGCCAAGTATCGGCACCATCGGTCAGCACGCCGTACTTGACGTCATCACCCTCGGGAATCTCTTCCAGGTCGGGGAACGTGTTCATGAGCACGACCGACTGCGCCTTGAAGTCGGGCAGGTCTTGCCGGCGGCTGACGCGCTCATAGCTGGCCGCTTGGCCGGTGAACGGCTTGATCAGCGCCTTGTTGGCCACGTTTTCGAGCAGGCTAGGCAGCGTCGCGCTGGTCTGGATACCGCCCATGCTGCGCATGTGGTGCATGACAGACCGCTTGAACACTTCGGCCGGCACAGTGAAGCCCTTGGGCTCCATGCCGGAACCGCGCAGCACTTCGTGCGCGATCGTGTCCATGCGCAAGTTCAGCAAGCCAAGCGAACGCGCCCGGTCGCTCAGGTCGTGGCGCAGGCCCAGCTTCAGCTCGATCACATCCTCCAACGCCTCGCGCCGCTTGTCGCCGGCGTCGCCAACGAACTGCAGGCCGGGCGTCGGGGTCAGACGCTGCTTTTCCTGCTGCGACGCGACCGCGTCAAGCATGCGGACCGCAGCGGCCTCGACAGTGATCGTGGTGTCATCGACCAGCGGCTTGATCACGTCGTCGCCCAAGCCAAGCGCAGCCGCCCGGCTCTGGATCGTGGTGACGCGCTTGTTTTCGGCCTCGACAGCAGCGCGGATCGCGGCGGCGTCTGGAGTGGCGGGTGCGGACATGGTCGGCTCCTGGAGCGGCTTTGGCGCCGGCGGCTGGTGACTGCGGATCGCGCCGGCTGGATCGGCAGGCACAATGACAGAAGAGCCCTCAAACGGCTCCCAGTCGATCGCTTCCCGGACCTCCAGCTGTCCGGGCTCGGTGGTGATTTCTTCGCGGTAGATCCAATACCCAACAGACACACCGCGCAGCGTGCCGTTGATGATCTTGCGCACCGTCGGCGCAGACTCCTCGTCATCCGACAGGCGGACCAGAACTCGGAGCTGGTTGTTTTCGTCCAGCCAACCGCGCAGCACCACGCCTACCAGCGAATCCACATCGCCAGTGCGGTGCATCACCACCCACGGCATGTTGCCGCTGGACAGTCGCGCCATGCGGATCGAGGCCGCGTCCATGCGCAGCCGCTCCACATACCGGACCAAATTCCAGCGCTCGTCGTATTCATAGCGCTCGACATCGGCGCCGGCGCTGAGCACCGCCTCTACCGTGCGATCTTGCTCGTTCCACGATTCGACGACATACCCAGCCGTGCCAGCGTCGGCGGCGATCATCACGTCGTCGGGCTCGCGCTCAGCACCATCCTCGACACGCCGCGCTGGCTTTGCACCAGCTGGCGCAGCAATGGTCAGCGAGCCGCGCCGGAAATGGCGCTTGCCCTCTGGTACATCGCGGATGTGTGTCTGGACGGTCATCGCTACCCCTCCGCAACAGGCTGCGGACTTTTTTCGGCGTTGTCAACAGGCTGCTGGCCCGGCTGCAAAATCGGCACGATGCCGGCAGATGCCAAGATCGCATCGTCCTTTTGCCGGATCCTGCAGACTTCCTCAAAGTCGATGCCGTCGCGCGCCAGCTCAATCGAGTAGCTCGACTGACCAGTTGCGATCGCCATCGTCGCAGCCTCCAGCGCGTCCTTGCGGCTGGTGTCGGCCACGGCCGGGAAGTGCCACGACACGCGCACGTCCAGACCAGACGGGATGTGCCCAGCCAGCTCAGCCGCCTGCAGGAACCGGCGCCAGATGGGCATCAGGCACATCGGGGTGATCCAGATGCGCTGGTCCACCCGGATCGCCTCGCGAAACTGAATCTCACCGGCCTTGTAGCTGCTGTAGTTGACCTTGCTGAAATCGCCGGTCCCCAGCTCATACGGCACGCCGGCACCGCCGCAGATGTCGCGGTCGGTCCTGGTCATAAACACTTCGTACTGGCTGTTGCCGGTCGGCTGAATCGGGGTGACCGTCTTGCCGTTGCGGGCGATCAGGATGCCGCCCTCGGGAATCTCCGACTCGTATGCTGGATTGGCTGCGTCACCGGGCGGCGAAGAGTAACCGACCTGCAGGCCGATCGTTTCGTCATCGAGGCTGACCGCGTCGTTGCCGGGCGTGACGACAACAGCCATGCGCGACAGCGTTTCCTGCCGCGTCATCTCCGAGCGGATGAACCGCTGGCGCTGGATCAGCGACGCGATCACCGGCGTCAAATCCGGCACGCCGTGCACCTGTCCGGGCCGCGTCGTCTTGGTCAGGTACACGATGTCACGCGCTGGCACGTCCTGTGTCAGCACGTTGCCCGGCGCCCATGCCCAGCCGCTGCCGGGGTGCTGCTGGTACAGGCGGTACGCAACCACACGTCCAAGCGGAGAGAATCGGACGCCCTGAATCCAGTAGTAGCCATCTTGGTCGGGCGGATAGTCCGCCGTCATGTCGATGTAGTCCGGCTCCAACAGCTCCAGCTGGAACGGCACAGTGAGACGGTCTGTCACACGCCGCCACCTCAGGCGAATCAGCGACCCGCCAGACTCTGCCATGCCGCGCACGGCAATCGACAGCAACGTGGCCAACGGGCGATTCAGGCCGCTGGCGTCGCAGTCGCCGGCGCTCCAGTCGCGCCACTTCTGCTCCAGGACGTCTTCGTACTCTGCTTCCAGCAACTTCGCCTTGGATGCAGACGCGGCAGAGCCGTTGGCTGGAGTAATCCTGACCTGCGCCTTGGGCGCCACGCCAGCCCCTACCAGATTGCGCACCTTGGTCTCGATCAGCCCGCTCGCCAGCGCATCGTCGCGGACCAGCTCGCGCGAACGATTCCGCAGTGCAGGCAGCGACGACATGATCTCGCGATTGGCGTCCGTGCCCGGCGCGATGCCAGGTAACAAGCGCGTTGTGCGGGCGCCAGCGTACTGACGGATGCCAATGGCGCGGCCAATCTGCCGCACCAGTCGGCGGGCGGTCTGCCGGATGCGCTGGCCGATCTTCATCGGTACCCGCCACGCGGCGGCCCAAACGCCACCGCGATCACCTGCGGCCGGGTGCGGCCCTGACCAGCGATGCCAGCGACCTCGGCCTCCATCTGGGCCAGCAGCTTCTGCATCTCAGCCAGCGACCGGAGCATGATCGTTTGGCCGTCGCGGGTCGTCATCTGCGACGCGCCAGTGGACATGCTCCGCCGCAGCTCATCGATGTCTGCTTGCACAAACGCCATCAGTACACCCCGATTGTGCGCGGCTTGACCCGCGGTGCCACTCGCGCAGGATGCACGCTCACGGGCTCCGGCGCAACTGGCCGTGGCACCGCTGGCTCTGTGCGAGCTGCCGGCCGCGGTGTGGCGCCGCCGCCCATCATGCGCAGACCACGCGAAACCAAATAGTGCAGCCCAATCAGACAATAGTTCGTCAGGTCAAACGCTTCGTTGCGCTCCCTGACCTTGCGCCACTCACGGATCACGGTGCCAGTTTTCAGCCGCCGCTGGTGCGGTATCTCGCTGGCCAACTGCTCGCAGTACTCCAGATCGGCCCAGTCTGCTTCTGGCAGGTGAATCATGCCGGGACCGGCGCCACTGCCGATGCGCTTGATCCGCGGGTAGATCGCCGCTTTGCCCGTGTCGACGCCTACCACGTACACCTGACCCTTGGCCGTGTACGTCGCCCGGGTTGGCCACGTCGGGTGATTGCCAGACCGGCCCTTGATCGCGAAGACGCTGCGAGCCCTGCGCCTGCTGCAGTAGCCGTAGACCTGCGCGGTCATTGATCCATCGCCAGAATCTACAAGAATCACCTTTGCCGACAGCGCCTTGCCGTCCGAAGTCGTGTAGACGCGGGCGATTTGATCATCCAGCAGTCCCCACACGTGCGGCAGGCTCGGGTCTCCGTCCAACCGCACATGCGAGATGATCCACGACTCTTCGCCGGCACCCCAGCCCATGACCTGGTACTCCAGACGATCGCCCTGCACGTCACAGGCCGCCGTCAGCACCTGCACGCCGGCTGGCACTTCTGCGGGCCATCGCTCGCGTGCATCGTAGATCGCGTCTCCAGTGACCTCGTGCGTGAGTGCATCGTCCCATTCCTCGGCAAGCACGGTGTTCACGAACACTTGCAGCTTTGCTGGGTCTTTGCCGGCGCGAACAAACTCTTGCGCGGCGTCGGCCCAGCTGTACCAGCCGACCGGGCTGTACAGCGCCGACAAATGAAAGCTCCGCAACCCAGGCACTTTCGGCAGCGCCTGCGGCCGCCACTGGCCACGCGCCAGCATCTGCGTCTTGTGTCCTTCGTCGATCAGCGCTCCACAGTGGCAGCACTGGTACTGCGCCAGCTCCGGGCGACCTGTCGGCCATACCACGCCGGGCTCTTCCTTCGTGCCCCAGCGCAGGACCTGCATCTGCTCGCAGTGTGGGCACGGAACCCAGTACTGGCACTGGTCGCCGTCTGCGTAGCGCTCCGCAATCTTGCTTGGCTTGGCGCCCGGCGACGACACGATCAGCATCTGCCGCTCTCCGAACGTCGACATGCGCTTGCGCAGCAGCTCTACCGGGTCGCCCTCGCGGCCAGAGCTGGCGCTGCAGCGGTCCAGTTCGTCGACGCACACACGCGGGATCGGCATCGACGCCAAATCGCCCGGCGCATTGGCGCCGACGAAACGCAGGAACCCGCCGGCAAACGACTTGAGCAACGTTCGATCGCCGCCGGCCCGGCTCTTGCCGTGGTCGCGGATTGCAGCCTGCACCAGCGGATTCGCGCGAATCAGTGGATCGATGCGCATGGTGCTGTACGTCTCGGCCAGCTCCTTGGTCGGCTGCAGCAAGATGATGTTGGCTGGGTCTGCCGCGATCGTGTGGCAGATGTAGTTGTTCAGCAACTGCGACTTGCCCACCTGCGACGCGGCCATCCACACGACCTCGTTGCAGCCGCTGTCAGCGTCCAGGCACCGGGCAATCTCCGCGACATACGGCGTGCGCGATGTACGGTACTGGCCATGCTCTGCCGTGCCCTCGGCTGGCAGCTGCATGTACGCATCGCACCAGTCCGGCAACGACATTCGCTCCGGCGGGCGCAGGTGCCGGCCGAATGCCGCCCCCAGCTGCTGCAGGTACTGTGCGTCATCCATCGGTGTCGCCCCAGTCCGGCAGGCCATCGGCGCAGGCCTGCAGCGTTCGCTCCACCTCTTCCCGGATCATGCGAGTGCACGCGACAGGGTCGCCAGTGCTGGCCAGTACTGGACCCAAACGGCCAGCCATAGACAGCAGCGGCGCCCGGATGTTGGCCGCCAACTGCTCGACACGTGCCAGAACTGCGTCACGCGGTATCAGGTCGCCGCGGGCCCGTGCCGTGCGCAGCTCGGCCGCCGCGGCATCGGCTGTGGCCTTGCGCAGCTTGGCCGCTGCCAGGTCAATCGCCTGCTGGGCCAGCAGGTCTTGCGCCGCATCCTGTGGCGTCTGTGTCTGCTGTGCCGGTCGCTCAGGCGCTGGACTGCCACCGGAACCGCGCGGCTGCTCGCCAGCAGCGCGCATCTGCTTGGGCCGGCCAACGTTGACGCGCGCCAGACGCAGCAAAGCGTCGCACTTTTCGACGTCGACCAACTTGCGGCCGGCGTCTGCGTACACGATGACGCCGCGCTTGATGTGATTGAGCGCGGCTGGCCAACCGATTCCGTTGCGTTTTGCCCAGTCTTTGAGCGGCATCAACTGCGGGCCGTCTCCAGTCGACTCGACAGGTGCATGCGTCGACGTCGTCGCACGCTCAGCAACGGGGCTGGCCGGAGCTGCAGCTGGCGCAATCGGTGCAGGTGTCGGCGCGACGTGTCCGGATGACGCCGCCCAGTCGGCACCAAACAATGCAAAGTCTGCGGTATTGCTTGCGTTTTTGCGGGCCATGCTTCCTAACTTGCTGTATTCACTACATAACTTCTAGCTAAACCTAGCCTTATTTGGCGGTGAGGTGACCGG